ATTCTTATCGTTTATGGCTATAGCTTTTATATGGGTTGATAGTCATCACGAAATATCTTTTACTGTAGAACAGGAATGGATAGAATTATTAAAACAACTATTAACAACCGTATACGTGGCTTACTTTGGTTCACGTGGTTTTGAGAAATATAAATCAATAAGTAATAAATAAAAAAATAAAAAATGGGACAATTTCCAACAAGTGACAGTATTATAGGTAAAGCGTTACAAGTATTGCCTATCCTAGATACCGCGATAGATCCTAGATCAGCTTGGTTATTTGAAAACCAATCTGGAACATTAGGTACAAATTTAAATAGCTCTGTGCTTTATGTTAGTGAAATAACTGGCACGCCAGCCGCTACAAAGGCTGATATTGCCGTTATACTCTCTGGAGTTGAAGGTGTTATAGGAGCTGTAGCTGCAGGAGGATTTAAATCTTTTGATCCTTACACATCAAGCCCTAGTTATAATGCTTTTTCAAATGGTGCTGGTTATTTTACAGCTACCGGATTATTAACATCAGTAACTAGTTCAGTACCTAAATCACCAGCTAAACAACCAAGTGGTTTGACTGTAGATATAACAGTAGCTGTACCAACGTCTGCTCTTGTAGTTGGCCAAGGTGGAACTACTTATACTGCAGGTAACGCATTCACAAGTACTGTTGCTCCAGCTGGAGGAACAGGTATAATAGGTACAATTGCTACAACTAGCGGTGGAGGTGCAACAGGTCCTGCTGCAACTCTTACTATTACAAGAGGTGGCTCAGGGTATTCTGTAAATGATGTAATTACAATTGTTTCAGCTGGCAGTGATAACTTAGCTAAGTTTACTATAACAGGCGCGCTTAACGGAGCAATAACAACTATAGCTGTAAATGCTGCTGGATCAAATTATTCTCCAGGAGATATTATAACAGTAACACAAGCTGGAGCTAGCGGAGGTACAAGAGCTATACTAAGAGTCGTTGACTCAGCTCCAACAATAGGTGACGCTGTGATATTTAAAAACGTGCCAATGGGAACTATACTACCAGTATCTGTAGATTACCTTATGGCAACTGGCTCAACAGCTAACCTTGTGTGTATTGCAGGTAAATAGTGTAAAAACAAGTAACTATATAAATAAGTAAATATTAACAATTAAATAAAATCAAATTATGAGTAAAGTAAAAAAAATGGAAAAACCAATGATTACCGAAGAACAGTTAAAAACTGTTAACGACCAACAAAGTAAATTAAGCGAACTACTAAGAACTTTAGGTGTTTTAGATGTTCAAAAAATGAATATTCATGACAAAGTTAAGGAAGTTTCTACTCAAATTGAAGTAACTAAAAAAGAATTAGAAGATGAATATGGTCAAGTAAATATAGACTTAACAGACGGATCTTACGCGGAGATTGAAAAAGAAGATGATAAATAATATTAGAAAGATAAGTATTGGGTCTGACTACAAAAACGATGCTATGCATTATTCTGTAGGACAGCAAGTTTATGGTGGTCACGAAATATCACATATAATATTTGAAGACTCAGACAAATCCTATAATATACATATTAAAAAAAACAATGAGGTATTGCCATGGAAGAAATTTAATTCTAACATGGCTATATCCGTTGAATATGATTTAGAATATTAATGAATAGTTTATATGATTTTATTGTTGAACCTTTAGGTGATAAATACAGCAATACAATTATGGTGGATGGCAAAGAATTAGTAGTCAATACCAAAATAGAAGATTTTAAATTTGTAAATAGATTAGCTAAAGTTATAAAAACACCTTTAGCTTTTAATTTAGATATTAAAATTGGGGACATAGTAGTAGTTCACCAAAACGTGTTTAGAGTTTTCTATGATATGAAAGGAAAGAAAAGAAAAAGTAGATCTTTTTTTATAGATGATTTACATTTTTGTTCTATAGATCAAATATATTTATATAGAAATAGTGAAGGTTGGAATACCGTAGGTGACAGGTGTTTTATAAAACCTATAAAAAGTAATCAATCTCTAACGGTTGATAAAGAACGCAGTCTTATTGGTATACTTAAGTATGGCAATAGCTCTTTAAATGATTTAGAAATCAACCCAGGTGACTTAGTAGGTTATACACCTAACGGTGAATGGGAATTTTTAATTGAAAAAGAAAGACTTTATTGTATGAAATCTAATGATATTGTAATTAAGTATGAATATAAAGGAGACGAAGAAGAGTATAATCCTAGCTGGGCACATAGCGGTTGAAGAGTTAATTAAAGTTGCTAAAGAGGCTATTATAGATTCAAAAGATGACATATCAGCTGATAGATTAAAAAATGCCGCTGCTACAAAAAAACTTGCTATATTTGATGCTTTTGAAATTCTGAATAGAATCAAAGAAGAAGAAGATATGTTAGAGGATAAACCTAAGGAAGTTAAAGAAGAAAAATCTTTTAAAGGTTTTGCTGAAGGAAGATCTAAAAATGTATAAGCAAACTTTATATAAAGTCTTAAAAGACTACGTGAAACCTAAAGTTCTTAATAGAATCAATAGGTATAAAAAATGGGAATATGGTTATAACAAAGAGCATGATTTAATAGTTATAAGTAAGACAGGTGAAATAGGTGAGATTTATGAAATCCAAAATCTTAAAATAGCTTTGCCTAAACAAAAAGATGTTGTTGAGTTTGAAGATGACAAATGGACCTATACACAATACCCAAAACAATTAAGTAGAATTAAATCTGTTTTTGACTGGGAAGAATACCCACCAGAATTTAAAGAAAAATGGTATGACTATATTGATAAAGAATTTACAAGACGTGAAGAAGGTTTTTGGTTCATTAACAAAGGTATTCCTACTTATATTACTGGTACTAATTACATGTACTTGCAGTGGTCCAAAATTGATGTTGGGCAACCAGACTTTAGGGAATCAAATAGATTATTCTACATTTTCTGGGAAGCTAGCAAAGCCGATATCAGGTCTTACGGGATGTGTTATCTTAAAAACCGTAGGTCAGGTTTCTCATTTATGTCCTCAGCTGAATCAGTTAATCTTGCCACAATATCAACAGATTCACGATACGGAATATTGTCTAAATCTGGTGCCGATGCTAAGAAGATGTTCACCGATAAAGTCGTACCAATATCCGTTAACTATCCCTTCTTTTTCAAACCGATTCAAGACGGTATGGACAGACCTAAAACCGAACTTGCTTATAGAGTGCCTGCCTCTAAATTTACCCGTAGAAAACTTGATTCAAATCAAGCCATCAAAGAGATTACCGGTTTGGATACCACCATTGACTGGAAGAACACCGGTGATAATGCTTACGATGGAGAGAAGCTTAGGCTCCTTGTTCATGATGAATCAGGTAAATGGGAAAGACCAAATAATATTCTTAACAACTGGCGCGTTACAAAAACAACCCTTAGATTAGGTAGTAGAGTTATTGGAAAGTGTATGATGGGATCAACATCAAATGCTTTAGATAAAGGAGGTAGAAATTTTAAGAAACTATACGATGATTCAGACGTTACAAAAAGAAACGCCAATGGACAGACTCGCTCAGGATTATATTCTCTGTTCATACCTATGGAATGGAACTACGAAGGATACATTGATTCTTATGGCTTTCCTGTATTCGAAAAACCATCTAAAGAAACAGTAGGACCCGATGGCTTACGCATAGGCATAGGTGTTATTGAATATTGGAATAATGAAGTAGATGGCCTTAAAGATGATCAAGATGGTTTAAATGAATTTTACAGACAGTTTCCGCGTACTACAAAACACGCATTTAGAGACGAGTCTAAAATGTCTTTATTTAATCTTACTAAAATATACCAACAAATAGATTATAACGAAGATGAAAGAAACAGCTTAAATGTAACTAAAGGAAGTTTTCAATGGGAGAACAATAAAAAAGATTCTAAAGTTATATTTATGCCAAATAAAAATGGTAGATTTTTAGTAACTTGGGTACCGCCTTTTAATTTACAAAACAAAAGGTTTATAAAAAATGGTGTTAACTATCCAGGCAATGAGCATTGCGGTGCTTTTGGTTGTGATCCATATGATATATCAGGAACAGTAG